AAAAACCTGTACTTAAAACTAACGGGTACTCTTGCGGCTAACAGAACTGTAACGGTTCCAGATTCAGTCGAAAGAGTATACGTAGTTGAAGACGCTACTAATAGAACTGCAAATAGATATACTTTAACTTTTAAAACTGTATCTGGAACAGGATTAAGTTTACCTGTTGGATCAACTTCTTTAGTTTATTCAGATGGCACAAATATAAATTTAGGTCTTCGTAGAAAAGGTTACATAACTACAACAGGAACTTATACAGCTGTTGCTGATGATCAAGTGTTAGTTGATACAAGTTCTTCAACAGTAACTGTAAATTTACCTGCATCACCTGCTGTTGGTGATGAAGTGCATTTTATAGATAGTAAAAGTTTTTTTAATTCTAACAACTTAACCATAGGCAGAAATGGTTCCAACATTTTAGGCTCAGCATCGAACCTAGTAGTCAGTGTAAACGGCTCAGCATTTACTTTAGTTTATGTTAATGCGACTAGAGGTTGGGCTTACAAAACTAAAATATAGGAGCTACTGATGGCTCTAGTAGAGTTTAAATTTAAACCTGGAATCGATAAACAACAGACAGAAGCTGGTGCAGAAAACCGTTGGGTTGATTCTGACAATGTAAGATTTAGATATGGTTTACCAGAAAAAGTCGGTGGTTGGTCATCACTAGTTACAGATACAATAGTCGGTGTTGCTAGAAAACAGCATGCGTTTGTTGATAACGATGGTAACCGGTACGTGGCCCTTGGAACAGATAAGTTTTTATTAATATACTTTGAAGGTCAGCTTTACGATATTACACCTCTTAAAACAACTTTAACATCTGCAACTATTGCAACAACAAGTGGATCACCAACGTGTACAATTACAAAAGCAGCACACGGCATAGCTGTCGGGGATATAGTGCAATTAGATTCTGTAACACTACCTGGTGGTACAGGTTTTACTAACGCTGACTTTGAAGATAAAAATTTTCAAGTTATCTCTGTACCAACAACAGGAACGTTTACAATTAATCAATCTAGTAATGCTAGTGGGACTGTATCAACAGGTGGTAGTTTAAGTATAAAACCATATGAACCAGTGGGACCACGAGCACAAACGTATGGTTATGGTTGGGGTATGGATCCTTGGAGTAATGGTAACTGGGGTGAAGCAGCAGCTGCATCTGATGTTACACTAGAACCTGGATTATGGTCATTAGATAATTTTGGTGAAGTGTTAGTTGCAACTATATTAAATGGTAAAACATTTACGTGGGACTCTGGTATATCACAAAGATTAACAACTCGTGCATCAACAACAACAAATAATTTTGCAACAACTAATAATCCTACAAAAACAAGAGTCACTCTTATATCACCAACTACAAGACACTTAATTCATTTAGGTACAGAAACAATTGTTGGTACACCTGATTCACAAGACGACATGTTTATAAGATTCTCAGATCAAGAAGATATTAATACCTATTCACCTTCTGCAACTAATACTGCAGGCACACAAAGATTACAAGACGGCACAAAAATTATAGGAGCTATAAAAGCAAAAGAAGTTATTCTAATATGGACTGACAATGCATTGTATACAATGAAGTTTATTGGCTCTCCTTTTACGTTTGCGGTAGAACAAGTTGGTACAAACTGTGGATTGATAGGACAGAATGCTGTTATTGAAATAGATGGAGCTGCGTTTTGGTTAAGTCCAAAAGGTTTCTTTCTTTACGATGGTACAGTAAAATCATTGCCTTGTACGGTTGAAGATTTTGTATTTGATAATTTTGATACAACAAAAGGTCAACAAGTATCTGCAGGATTAAATAATCTTTTTACAGAGATAACATGGTATTATCCATCAGCTACTTCAGACTATAATGATAAGTATGTCGTATTTAATTTTGGAGAATCACCAGGAGTGCCAGGTGGTGTTTGGTACACAGGAACAGAAGCAAGAACATCATGGATGGATGCAACTATTTATCCAAATCCATACGCAACAAAATATGATGTTAATGCAAGTGGTACATTTCCTGTGATTGTTGGAGAATCAGGTTTAGGTCAAACAACTTACTTTGAACATGAAGTTGGTACAGATCAAGTAAATCCAAATGGCACAACTACAACAGTAACATCATTAATTGAATCTTATGATATAGATTTACAATCACGACAAAGAGATGCAAAAGGTAGAGCCACAGGTCCACAAGTTGCAGGTGAAGTATTTCTTGCAGTCAGAAGATTTGTACCAGATTTTAAAACATTACAAGGTAATTCTAAAATAAGTCTTGATATAAAAAGATATCCGCAACAAACATCTACAGTATCAACATATAGTCCTTTTACAGTAAATTCAAACACAACGAAAAAAGATACTAGAGCTAGAGGTAGATTTGTTAGTTTAAAAATAGAAAATGTAAATGCAAGTGAGTCGTGGAGATTTGGTACATTTAGATTAGATATACAACCGGATGGTAGAAGATAATGGCAAAGATAACTGTTAGAATACCAGAACCAAAAGAACAATATGATTTTTCAAATCAAAAACAAATAAATAGATCGTTGACACTTATGAAAGAACAATTAAACTCAACGTTTCTAGATGAACTAAAACAGGAGCAAGAGAGATTCTCTTGGTTTTTAAGTGGCTAATATATATACAAATGCAAAGGTAGATCTAACTACCAATAGTGAAACAACGGTTTATACAGGGCCTTCTGCTACCACTAGTATTATAAAATCTATACTAGTTTCTGACGATTCTGGTAGTGGAGATACCATAACTTTAACATTAACAGCTGGAGCATCGGTGTTTAGTTTGTTTAAAACAAAGGCTATTTCGACCAATCAAACAGTTGAGTTATTATCACAACCCCTTATAATACAAGAAGCTGAAATATTAAAAGCAACAGCAGCCACAGCAGACAGGTTACATATTGTCATTTCTGTGCTACAAATAAATAGGAACTAATATGGCATTTAAAGAAGAAGGATCAGTAGAATACGTAACGATTGATGGTAAAGAGGTACCTGTTGTTAAGTGTGAAGCTGAAATAGTTTTAAGAAATACAAAAACAAATTACGAATACAATTCAGATAAGGAAGCAGAAGACGACATTGCTAATCCAGATACAGATACAGTAAGAGAAGATATAACAAGATCGGTAAAAATCAAAGTAGCAAAGATACCGGCTATTGGTGCATCATCTGATAAGGACGAAGATTAATGGGAATTACAAGAGCACAACAAGTTAGACAAATGTTAAATGGAGGAGGAGCTCCTTCAAATAGAGGAGATATTGGTGGAAATCAACCAAGTCGTGGTGAGAGTTTACATGGTGGAGAAAGTGTTAGAGATTCTGTTAGAAGAGGAGAATTAAAAGCATTAGCTAAAACAGGTCCAGGCAGTGATTTAGAAACAGGTAGAGGCAGAGAAAATTTAGAAGCTTTAGAAGCGTTATCTGTTCAAGGTAGTAATTTTCCTGGACTTATTGGTTTAGGACTTAATGTATTCAAAGGTCCTAGACAAAAACTTTTACGTCGTAATGTGGATTTTTTTAAAAATGATCCAAGAACAAAAAAAGCAAGAGAAAAATATGGTTTAACAGTAAAAGGCTATCAAGATTATATGAAAGATAGATCGGCCGGTAATATAGACGCTGCTGGTAATCCTATTAATGATGATGACGATGACGATAATAATATAATTCTTCCTATTATACCACAACCAATATCAAACATGACGGCTGATGCAGCTGATGCTGACGCTGATGCTGAAGAAAAAGAAAACACTGGTAGAATGTTTAGATTATTAGCCGATGGTGGTATGACAGAAGATGCACCTGTAGGTGGGATCATGGATATTGAAACAGGTAGACAGATGTATGGTCTAGGTAAATTAGTTAAGAAAGCAACAAGAGCTGTTAAAAAAATTGCAAAATCACCTGTAGGTAAAGCTGCATTGTTATATGCAGGTGCAGGTGGTCTTGGTAATTTAGCTGCAGGAAAAGGATTTGGAAGTATGTTTTCTAATTTTTTAAGCCCATCTAAATTTCTTTCTACAGTTCCAGGAATATTTACAAAAGGTGGTTTACAAAATATAGCTTCAAGAATTGGTTTAGGTGGTTTTGAAAATATTGGTGGAGAAAGAATTTTTCAAGCTAATAAATTAGGTTCTTTTTTAGGTAGTCCAACGGGTATTATTACAGCAGTATCATTATTACCATTATTAGGTATTGGCACAGGTGATGAATCAGAAGAAGAAGCACAGGAATTATTAAGAGGTGAAGGAATAGATATAGCAGCTATTAGAGCTAATCCTAATCAATTTACAGCAAGAAGATTTGCTGCTGAGGGTGGTTCTATGAAAGAACCAGTAGCTAAAAAAACTATGCCATTGATAGACATGGATGGTAAAGAAAAAGATTATAGAGAAACAGGTGGTTTTGTAGACATGGGTAGAATGGAAAGAGCTGACGATGTGCCTGCTAGACTATCTAAAAATGAGTTTGTATTTACTGCTGATGCTGTTAGAAATGCAGGTGATGGCAGTGTAGACAAAGGCGCAGAAGTTATGTATAATATGATGAAAAACCTCGAAGCCGGAGGTGACGTATCAGAAGAATCGCAAGGCTTAGACGGCGCTAGAGAAATGTTTCAAACATCACAAAGACTAGGAGAAGTATTATAATGGCTGTTCAAACAACAAGAAATCTACCAGCACAATTTGTCGAAGATCTAGGTAAAGATCTTGCTGAACAGGTAGTAGCCCAATCGGGTGTACCCGTAGTAACAACAGGTTTAGCCGGACTAGGGTCCATGGCTCAACCAACACAGCAATCTTTTGAAACAGCAGAACAATTTAAAACAAGACAAGGTTTATTTGATGCCCAAAGAAGAGCAGCATTAGGCTTTGAACAAAGACAACAAGCATTATCAGGACTTGCACCACAGATAGCAGGTCTAAGTCAAAGAGAACAAGACGCAAGAACAAGAGCAACACAAGGTCTTGGATCATTTGAACCATTTATACAGGCAGCACAAGCATCAACTGGACCACAAGCTTTTGAACAATTTATGTCACCATATCAACAACAAGTTATTGATACATCACTTGCAGAGTTTGATAGACAAGCTGCACAACAAAGACAAACAATAAGAGATAGAGCTGCAGTATCGGGAGCTTTTGGTGGTGGTAGAGAAGGTGTTGCACTATCAGAATATGATGCAGCATCAGATAGAAATAGAGCAGCATTACAAGCAGGATTATTACAACAAGGTTTTGGTCAAGCACAAGCAGCTGCACAACAGAATTTTGCAAATCAAATGGGATTAGCAGGAGCACTTCCTGGATTACAAAGAGCAGACGTTTCAACTTTAGGTCAGCTGGGCGCTGTTGATCGATCGTTAGACCAAGCACGCCTAGACGCACAGAGAGAAGCTACAAGACAAGCAACGTTCTTACCACAAGAACAATTAGATAGATTTGCAGGTCAGGTAACAGGCATCATGGGTGGATACCCTGCACAATTCCAAACAACAAACGTACCTAATCCAACGCCGTTGCAATCAGCGTTAGGAATAGGTTCTACACTTGCAGGTATATACGGAACAGTTAGAAATGCAGGTGCACCAACAACTGTAATTAATACAAAATAATAATGAACAGAACTTTAAAAAGACCAATGTTTAGAATGGGTGGCTCTGCTGCTGAAGGTATTACATCAGGATTAGATAAACCTAAAAGAGGTTTGGTAAACGAGCCAGGTAAGTATTCTCAACCACCTTTAGATCTACCTGATTTATTAAGTAAGACAAGAGAGCAGATGACACCTGAAAATATTGCAGCATATCAACCTTATATACAAAGACCAAGAGGAGAAGCATTAAATAGATTTTTGATTAACTTTGGTTTAGATCTTGCAAGCAGACCACCAACTGGTAGAGGATTTAGTGGATTAATCGCTACAGCAGCAGGTGCAGCAAAAGATCCAACAAAACAATTATATGCTGATCTTGATCAAGAAAGATTAAGTAAACAAGCAGCAGAAGCTGATTTATTCAAAACATTATTACAAGGTAATATTGATATTGCAGCTGAGGCAGCTGGTGCAGATGATGGTGGTGCTGGTAAGACATATGCTAAACTAGAAATAGGTAAAGTTATTAAATCAGAGATAGCAACTCTTGCTGATCTTAATAAACAATTAGAACAACCAGGTCTAACTGAAGAAGCTAAAAGTGCAATTGATTTAAAGATAAAACAAACACAAGCTAATCTAGATTTCTTAACAAAAGAAAATGCTACAGGTAAATCTTTAATGAGTAATACTGATTTTGCAGAAGATGTTCTTGATTCGATTATC